CGGGACAGGTGGTTTACTGATGCCGAGGGCATCATTCTTTCTACCATACTGACTGGTGAGCAGGTCGTTAACCTCTACCCTGAATTAGGAGATCAATTAAACCCAGAAACCGGAGAAGTTATTCCGGGGGTCATCAATGAACTGTCTACGGTGATGGACGAAGACTTTCCCGATTCATCAAACCGTAATACCATTAAGGCTTTTACACCGGCAGAGACCAAAGATAGTGACTGGTGGCATCGACAGAAATACCAGATACTAGAGAGATTCTTTCCTGCTTCAGTGCCTTTTTACCGTGTAGTGGACTCCAGAACAAATCAAGAAAGTATCATGGATGAGGAAGCTTTCACTACTATGTTGGATAAGAATCCCGGTGCTGTGGAGCGTGGATTCTTGGAGTTTGAAGAAATCCCCCAAACAAGAATAGGGGTATCTGCTTCTATTGGGGAAATTTCTTTATATGAGAATATTTTAAACATTGATACCTATCCCATTATTCCTATTCCAAATATTTGGACAGAGACCCCATATCCTAAGTCAGATGTATCACGTGCAAGGCCAATGCAGAAGCTTTTAAACAAGCTTTGGTCTTTAGCTCTATCGCATGCACAGGCATCAGCCGGACTGAAGCTTATTGTGCCTATGGGATCGGTTCCCAATATGGAAGACCTTGAGCGGGACTGGTCAAACCCCAATGCTGTCATTGAAGTAGATACTACACAGGGAGAGCCTCATTACCCGGCACCACAACCTCTTGCGGGAGAGTTTTATCGTCTTATCCAGCAATGTGAGTTCTATATAGACTTCACATTCGGACTTCCAGAGATGATGCACGGTGTACCGGATAAGGCACCGGAAACAGTACGTGGTACAGAACGTATGATTGCAATGGGTTCCGAAAGACCCAAATCCAAGCTTAGGGATATTGAATTTAGTGTGAATCGGTTAGGTCGTATCCTATATGGACTGTCTAAGGGGCACTATACTTTTGAAAAGATGTTTGCTCTTGCACAGCCCAACAACGACTTGACGGATGTTACTATCAATATGTATGACGATATAACCCGACCGGTGAATGATATTTTTAAGGACAGGTTAAATATCGGTCAGCATGATGTTAGGATACAACCCGGCTCTACTTTGCCAGAAAGTAAGTGGGCAACATATAATGTTTATTTAGAAGCATTTCAATTAGGGTTAATTGACAGGATGGAAGTATTGAAAAAGAATCCGGAAATATTTGACAAGGAAGGTGTCTTGGCCAGACTTAGCGATTATCAGCGTTATGAATCACAGATTCAGGGTCTACAGAGCCAAGTCAAAGAATTATCGGGTGACCTGCAAACCGCACGTCGTGAATCTGTTCACGATAGGATGCGTGTAGAGGTCTCCCAGTTTGAGAATAAACTTTCTGATATTGCATCCAAAAGTGATGCAGATAGAAAAGTTAGAGCCGCAAAGCTGGATACCGCTGTCAAGCTCGGTGAGCGTGACGTTAAAGATGCGATAGAAGGCATAAAAGGCGACTAATGTACAGTAGGCAAAAAAGGGAGCCCCAACAAGGGGCGCTAGGGCCACCCTTAACAGGTGAAGTCATGGCATGGGAAATCCAATGTGGGTTATGCCCAAATACCAAGGACATCTAGGAGGTGAATTATGGCAGAAGCAACTACACAAGAGGTGACTGAATATCCCGAAATTGAAGGCGTGGATATGGATTATGTTGCCGGTAACGAAGAAGCTGAGTTTTCAAGTGTGGACTATGAGTCTGAGGCTAAGAAGTTTCAGTCCATGTATGACCGGGCACAGTCTCGGAATGAGGAGCTGGAGAAATACCAGCCACTCGTAGACCTATTGGAAACCAGACCTGATCTGGTGCAAACGCTCCAGCAGGCAATAGCCGGTGGACAGCCTATTCAGGCACAAAACCTTCAAATGACGGAGGATGAGTTTAGCCCTTGGAAGGCCTTCTTTGATCCCGGTTCAGAATCTTATCAACATGTTCAAAAACAGGTGAATGAGGCTGTGGATCGGGGAGTGCAACAGCGCATGGCTGTTGTGCAGGAACAAGTGTTTATGAATGACCTTAGAAAGGATTTGAAGGATTCATATAAGTTTGATGACGAAATGGTCGAAGACTTTGTGAAATTCTATTCAACCCCGAAAGAGGATTTACCATTTGAGACGCTTGTTGATGTTTATCTGAAGACAAATGGAAGAGAGGAAAGGTCGAAGCCTTCTTCGTCTTTAGATATTGTTAGGGCAAATAAACAAGCCCCCAGAACACCCGGCAGTGTGCAGGGTACAGGTGCCACACCTAAGACTGAAGAAGAAAAGGTGTGGGATAACATCAAGAATGCTGGTGGGTTTGGCAATAGATTGCCCTAAGTAGCTTAAAAAGGAGATAAGCAAATGGCTTATTATACTGGACAGCTAAAAAGTAGCAATGTTACTGCGGCCGCAACCACCGCTGGTGTCGGACAAGCTCCGGATCAACGACGGTTATATGACTTTAGTGACAGAGTTGCTGAGTTAGCTCCAGAAGAATCTCCATTTTTTGTGTATCTTAGTAAGGTAGCAAAAGTACCTACAGACGATTCTGTGTTCAGGTTCCTTGAGAACCGTTCACGGGTTGACTGGACAAACCGTAGCCTAGTTGCTGATAGCGCTCTTAGCTCTTTAGCGGCTGGTGTAAGTGGACAGATTGATTTTGACGATGGGTCTGGTTCCTCAATTAGTTGGCTTGTCAAAGGTATGGTTGTAGCTGTTGAAGTGGTTGATGGCAAATCACATGCCATTTTCCGTATTGACAGTGTGAGTGAGCAGGGCAGCACTGAAACTCGTTGCGATGTAACCTGTATGAGCGTTGGTAATTCTAGCGAATCTGGTTATGATGCAGTGGCTGACGGTGACAAAGCTCAGATTATTGGTACGGCGTTTGCCGAAGGTTCCGGTTCTCCGGACGTATGGTCTAAATCATTGGAAGATGATTTTGGTTATACTCAAATCTTCAAAACGGCGGCCGAGCAGAGCAATACCTCTATCGCAACTCGTTATCGTGGATATGCAGACGAATGGACTCGTATCTGGAATCTCAAGCTACGTGAACATAAGGTCGATATTGAAAGAGCAATGTTGTTTGGTCAACGTGGAAGATCAAGCGGGATTCAGACCACTGAAGGGCTCGTAGGTCATATTATCGTTAACCGTCAAGCAGGAACGCCCGGTTCTATTTCGTATAGTTCCGGTGCTCCGTATTTTGCGGCAGCGGCTTCAACGGCAATTACCTATGATACTTTCTTGTCTGATTTCGAGGTCTTCTTTGATCCTGCCCGTGGTGGCAGCAATAATAAACTGGCGCTTGCTAGTCTACCTGTAGTCTCTTACTTTAATAAGTTGGGGCCGGGTTTTGTGACTACAAGTTTGGAAACTGCTGGAGAAACTGAATCTCAATCTAATATGTACAACTTTCAAGCTGTACAGAGAGAAGGTGCCTTCGGTCACAATATCATGCAATTAAATACTGTTCATGGCGATATGTCTATCGTCAGGGAACCTCTGTTTAGAGGCATGTCTGCTGGAATGCTTTTGCTTGCTGACATGAAGCATTGTTCATACCGTCCTCTCGTAGGAAACGGTGTCAATAGAGATACTCACGTTGTCACGAATGTACAACAGGGCGATGAAGACTTACGGAAAGACATGATCCTCACAGAGGCTGGTCTTGAAATAACGATTCCTGAAACTCACATGTTGTATTCGATGACTGATCTTAACTAGGAGTAGGGAAGATGCGTAGTGATATTATAAATGAGAACAGTAGCTATTCTAAAACGCTCAAAAAGGTCAAGCACGTTACCGAGGCAATGACTCTGACACCAGAGGACTCGGGAACTGTTTTCCTTATTGATCAGGGTGCGGCTTATGCTATTACACTGCCTGATTGTGCGAGCAAAGACAATGAGATGCTTGGATGGAATGCAGAATTTATTGTGCATACCGTAGCATCAAATGCTGTTACTATTAACGCCAGTACCGACGATGGAGATAACATTCATGGTCATGGTATTGATGGTGAAGATGGTGCGGCTCAAACAGTGACTGAAGGTACCGGTGTTGACGTTATCACTTTTATTAGTGGCGCAACAAAAGGTGACCGAGCTAGTCTTGTTTGTGACGGCGACAGCTATTATGTCTTTAGTTTAGCGGCTGACAAAGCTCATATCACGTTTAGCTAAAAATCTGAAGTTCGGGGATAGAATCCCGATATAAGGATCAGGTGGCTGGGGGGTCAAACCCCCTTCCACCTCTATGAAAACTTGTATGCATTGTGATAAACCGAATCCGGACGGCTGGTTTTATTGTAAAAACTGTCATCAACCGGCGTCTCCACGGAAGTATACGGTTAATACGGTGATGAGGGAATCGCCTTGGGCTCCGGCTATTCGGCGTGATTTAATAGACATTAATATGATATCAATGGATAAGGATATTGAAAATAAGGCGGTAGAGAGACATCAGCATCTCCATAGCAAGATATTCCCAAAGAATAAGAAGCAGGCGAGTATAAAGATTAATAGTGCAGGAAATTAAGGAGAAATAGCTATGCCGAGAAAAGGTAAAACTACTAAGTACGGTGGCAAGAAAAGAAAACATAAAACTGTTAAAGCCGCCAAAAAATATAGTGCCAAAATGAAGAAAAAGAAGAAAAAGAAGAGGTAGTAATGGCTAACGAACTAAGAATTGAAGCTCAATTAGAATACAGCAAGAGCGGTGTCAAAGAGAGTAAGCATGACTCTACCTATATTGATGTGTCTGGCGAGTCTTATAACAAAAGCATACAGGTAATAGGAACGAGCAATGAGCAAATAAGCGTAGCCTCTGATATTGGGACGTATGGATATATGTTCTTTAAGAATTTAGATTCAAGTAATTATATCGAGATTGCGGATGAAGATGACACTAATTACTTCTGCAAGTTAAAAGCGGGAGAGTTTGCCATGTTCCGTGCCGCAGATGCTGATTATTGGGCTAGGGCAAATACAGCAAGTTGCAACTTGGAAGTGACGGTGATTGAAGACTAATGGCAACATTCCAAGTACAGGTAGAGGATATGGTTGGTACAGTAGGTGGTGATTCTTCTGATACCACAGCACTTACATCGTTTTTGACAGATGGTGCTAAGGATGTAATTAACCACATGCCACTGTCTCTTTTGAGGTTATGCTCCAGCGAGGTAACATTTACACCACAGGCTGTGGGTAGTGAGAGTTCAGCCTCTACGTTAAATACGGCTAAGGTTTATAACATTAGGCGCAATGATGGGACGATTGACCAGCAATGTCGTTTGATACGTACTTCACTTAAAGGCCGTGCTTCTGATTCTGATGATATGGATTACGCTACGGCAACTGATCCTGTGTATTACATTGAAAGTAATTTTCTTAATATTTTACCGTCATCATCATCCGCTGTGGGTAAATATTCAGAGGTTCAGTATCCGGCGGTGGCGTATGGTGATAGTGCCATTACTCTTTTCCCCGATGAGTTGGAATCACTTGTAGTCCTTTATGCGGCAATGAAAGGGATAGAAAGAATTATTACAGATACCGTTGGTACCGATGAAGATATTGAGCTTGGACAGGCTAGAAAGGATCAATATACATGGCTTCTTAACCAGTATAATGCTGGTATACAGAATATGATGGGGGTACCGGCTGGTGGTGGTGGTGGTGCCGCAAGGGGTGCAAGATGACATTTAAACAGATATTATCACGGATTAGGAAGGTACACCCAGATGCTGGGGAAACGTATGTGAAGGCACTTATTAATGATGCACTTCTTGACCTTCGCAAATACAAGGTTGTAAGAAAGCATGCCAAAATAGATACAGTAGAAGATCAACGCTGGTATAACGTGGGAGACAGAAACTCTGATCTCCGTGTAGATAAAATTTATTCCGTTGCTTACAAGGACTCTGATGGTGACTACCGAAAGATTCCAAGGCTAACGGATCATTATAGTATTGTAAATGTGGATGAAAAATAATGGCTTATAATTATCCAGAAGAATATCTTGCTTGGTATAATGTGGGTGACAGGATCGCTCTTGTAACCAGTAAGAATACATCGAACAAGAATGCATTTGAATCAATAGACGAATCCACGAGTAATGGATTGCTCATTGAATACAGTGCCCAGCCAAGGGAGATCAAGAATCTCTCAGATGTGCCAGAGGTAGATGACACATTACATCCAGCATTGGTGAATTACGTTAATTGGAAACTTTTTGAGGACAGATTGGACGAAGTTAGTGCCGCTTCCGCTGTGAAGTATCGAGCACTCTGGGAAACCACGGTGCGTCAGGAAGCTGGCAGAGACAAAGTAGGTGGCCAGAGAGCCATTGTCCCGTTTGCATTTAGATAGATATGCCCATGTCAGAGTATCTCGGGCGGAAAGGCATACATAATAAAAGGAGATTAAATTATGGCAACAGATTCCCCAGCGGATAGTCATAGATATACTGTTGTAGAACAGGGCAACATCACACTAGGTCAGGCAGGTGTTGGATTTTTAGCTGACACAAGCACGTACACACCACCGACCGGTCTGGTGGTAGTGGCAATACAGTTTACAGAAGACACTTTATTTGATTCTAGTGATGCGACAACGGCTGAGTCAGATTGGCCAACGGATGCACAGGGAGGCTCCGGTACCAATAGCGATGCTATTAACCAGACTACCATGCCACAGGGCATGACGATCTATGGTAGGTGGAAGACAGTAGCTTTGGATTCTGGTTCTGCATTCCTGTACTTAGGGCCTTAGACCATGCCACGGTTAGGAATACAGCTTGGTATCAGTAATATTGTACACCAGACTGCACGTCTTGCAAGAGACCTTTGGAATAGTGTGAAAGATACATGGCAGAATGAACAACGTGAATGGCAAAAGATTGTTTAAAGATTTTATCGCAACCATGTCAAATAGTTTCGGGCGGTAAGTTGCGAGTTTGAACAAGGAAACTTTAGGAGATTAAATTATGGCGACTTTATCAGGAAATACGATTGCCTCAACATTTGGATTATTATTAAAAATAGATTCAACTGGACTTGATAGCACTCTAAGGGAAGTAGAAGATGGTGATGCTACAGCCTCACCTCTATATCTATCAACCGCAGATGTTGCGGTAGCAAATGGTGCTGGTTTAATAGTTGGTAGTACCACTGTACAGGAAACAGTGTCCATCGGAGATGGTAGTACCGATATGGTACCAGAAGTACAGGTACTTGGCACAGCGGCGGCTGATTCTTCAATGCTATTGGCGGCCTTTTCAACTACAGCTACAACGGCTGGAGCACCCAATGTTTGTCTGGTTAAAGGTGGTAATGCTACTATCGGTTCTCACACAGTTGTAACTGATGGTGAAGAACTTGGCAATATTATTGCTTTTGGAGATGACGGTACAGACCTTGAGGCCGTAGCGGCTCAGATACAATTCGAGGTTGATGGAACACCGGGTACGGGAGATATGCCGGGAAGGATTATCTTAGCTACTACCGCCGATGGCGCTGAAACCGCAACGGAGAGATTAAGAGTCACCGCTGGGGGCGATGTACATATAGCAAATGGGGGCGGTCTTCTTGTGGGTCATACCGCACAAGAGACAATTTCTATCGGAGATGGTGCTACTGATCTTATTCCAGAAGTTCAAGTGCTTGGTACAGGACAGGTAGATTCTACTTTAATGTTAGCTTCTTTTTCTGCCACTGCAACCTCAGCAGGTGCTCCAATGTTAGCTCTTGTAAAGGGTGGTAACGCTAGCATTGGTTCTCATACCGTTGTTACAGACGGAGAGGAATTGGGTAACATTATTGCATTTGGTGATGATGGTACAGATTTAGAAGCTCCGGCGGCTATGATTCAATTTGAAGTAGATGGTACGCCCGGAACTGGTGATATGCCGGGAAGAATCATTTTTGCTACGACTACAGATGCAGGTGAAACTCTTACTGAGCGTGTAAGAATTAGTGCGGCTGGGCTGGTAACAGTAACGGGGAATATTGTACCAGAAGCTGATGGAACAAGAGACCTTGGCTCTGCATCGTTACAATGGCAAAATGTATACACTGAAGACTTGAATCTTAATAATACTGGCAGAGATGGTAATGAGGTCGACGGAACTACTGGTCATTGGGTCATTCAAGAGGGTGACGAAAACCTGTTTTTACTTAATCGTGGAACTGGTAAACAATATAAATTTAGTTTAGAGGAGATAGTATAATGGCTTTTATACAGGATGCAAGTACTTTTGATACTTTATGGGGGACTGGTGCTGACAGTGCGGTGGATACAGGTAGTGATAATATAGCATCAGGTAATTACACAACTTGGGGAGCGAGTACCGCTCAGACTCCTGCTTCTGGTATTATTGTACGCTGTACAAGCACTTTTGAAAATACTGGTGCTACATTTACAGTTGATGCACAGAGTGGGCTTGCAAGAAACGGATTACATCCAGATACTCATGGTGCACCCGGAGTACCAGTAGGTGCTATTATTGGTTCTATTGGTGGTGTTTTACCTGTCCCGTTTAGAGATGGTGGCGATGAGGCAAGTAAATGTGGCGGCAATATACAAATACTAGCTAAGGGAAATGTTACTATTGGTGCAGCGATGACCGCAAATGCGGCTGCCGCAGGCTCTGGCAAGGGCGGTCAAAGTGGCGGATGTATAGTGATTGTTTCCGCAGGAGAAATATCAGGCAGTGCTGCAATTAGTGTTGCTGGTGTTGCTGGACACGCTACGGCTGGTACAGTAGGTGGTGGTGGCGGATATTCTGGTGAGCCGGGAGGTAACGCTGGGTTTGGTGGCTCAGGCGGTGGAGGTTGGAACGGTGGTGCTGCCGGTGCAGGATATGTTCCCGGGCAAGCTGGTGGTAATAGTACTGCTAATTCGGCTGGCGGAGGTGGCGGCTCGATAGAGAATGCTGGTGCTAATGCTTCTGGTGATAATGCTGGAGCTGGTGGTGCTCGAACTGGTCAAATAATAAATATAATGAAGTCATTCGCTGATGCGCCTACTGCGGCTACCGCAGGTTCGGGAGATTCAGTAGGAAGCCATGGAGCCGCAGGAGCTAATGGCGGTGGTGGTGGCGGTGGTGGAAAAGGCGACACCGCCGGCACTGAAGGAGGCACTGGAGGAAATGGTGGTGATGCTGGTTCAGGTGGTGGGAGTGGAGCACGTACTGGTTCTGGTTCGACTCACGGTTCTGGAGGAGCCGGTGCTGATGGGAGTGCAAACATGTATGTACCAAGTTCTTTATCTCTATATGCTGGGGCTTCTGGTGGTCAAGGTGGTGGCGGTGGTGGTAGTAGGTATGGTGAAGGCGATGCACCAGCCTCTCTTGGTGCCGTAGGCTCAGGAGCGTCCGGGCAAAGTGCCACATCAAACTCAGGTGCTGGTAATGGTGGTGCTGGAGCTGACGGAACTCAAGGTAGTTCCAATAGTACTGGAGGAGCTGGGGGAGGTGGCGGTAATGGTGGCGGGCCAGCAGGAATATGTATAATGATTGCTCCCACTGTTTCTTATAGTGGTAACGTAACTGGAAAACACGTTGTAATCTCAGGTACTGCTGCTCATGAGATTATCAGAGGATATTGGAGTTAATTAAAGACTTAATTAGGGGCTTGGTTTTTTGGTTTAGGTTCCACCACCACGCTTAAAAGCCAAGATTCCCTATTAATGGATGACAATAGAAATGAATGAATCATTAACAGCAGTTCCTAACGCTGAGTTGCAATACAATATTCTTCCTTTATTCAGCATGCCTGTAATAATCTCCCAAGAAGAATACAAGTTCAACAAAAAAGAATTGAAATTTGTTAAAAGCTTGGCAAAGAAACCAAACATGCTGAATAATTATTCCCAAAATACCGAAGTATTGAATAGCCCAGAATTAAGTCAGTTGAAAGACTATTTACAAAAATGGGTGAATATCTATGCTCATAATTTTTTGAAAATCAAAAACTCGGTAACAGAATTTTATATTACTCAATCATGGTGCAATTATAATATTAAGGGAGAGGGACATCATTTTCATAATCATCCGAATAGTTTAATTAGCGGAGTTTTTTACATTCAAGGGGAAAATTCTCCGATAGAATTTAAGAGGAATGAAAAAATCTTTCCATTTGATTTTGTTTATGATTCATTTGATTTGTATAACTCAGCATCATATTGGGTTGATTTAGAGGTTGGTAAATTATTTTTATTTCCGTCTAGCTTGGTTCATTCGGTACGTGAAAATATGTCAAAAAAAACAAGGATAAGTCTTTCTTTTAATACCTTCACCAAGGGCGTGTTGGGTGAAAAAGAAAAGCTAACTTTAGTACATATATAATGGTTACAATCGTTAGGAGGTAACATGGTATTAACATTAGAACAGGTAAATGAAAGACTCGAAAAGATTCCACAACAGATAGCAGCAATAACCTCTGAACAACATCAGTTGCTGGGATATAAACAGGCATTGGAAGATATTGAGGCTGAAGCCACACCTAAGAATGGTGAGGTAATGCCGCCTCCGAAGAAAGAGAAAAAATCCAAAGTTGCTAAAGCCGCTTAAATGGATTCTTCCACTCACACTTCTTGGATGTCAATTGGAGCCAGAGGTAATGTATATCCCAGAGATATACGAAATCAGAGATACGCTCTATGTCCATGATACTTCGTATGTCCAAAGTGAAGCATCTTTTGGGGTTACATCAGATGCCACGCTCTATCCGTATGGTACAGACAGCTTGGAACTCGGCTACTGGTATGCTGTCACGAAACTGGATTCAACTCCTGTTGATTCTGTTTTTCTTACTGGTCGCATCATTAAGTGGAACGATGATATGAATTGGGGCGATGTAATGGATAAGACACATTATGTTCCATGGCCTGATAACGCAAGAGATTGGATTCTTCCATTTAGCTATAGTCATGGAGAGTTTTTCTCCAAACAGAGATGGGCAATAGATGATTGGCCTACAGATGCTGTAGTGTCATATACAATGGAATTGGAGTATAAGTAATGGATGCCGAATCTGTATTAGGTTTAATGGAACAATATGGGCTTCCCGTTATTCTTTTAGGGGCGGCAATCTATGCACTTTACAGGTTCATAGTATTCAGCCTGTACGAGGTTAAGAATGAATTTGGTAGACGACACGAAGACAATGCTAAGGCTATGTCAGAAGTAAAAGTTTCTTTAGGTGAGATTAAATCTGACCTAAGACTTTTAGTTGGGTTGATGACTAAGTAATGTTGGGAGCGTATGCAGAATGGGGAGCAATAGGAGTTATTATTCTCTTATTTGCCGGACAACTTGTTTGGATGCAAAAGATGTTGACAAAGAAATTGGATGATATTCAAGGAATATGTGTCAAGCTCATAGACAGGTGGAACAGGTCGGATGAGACTAGAGATCGTAGGCATGAACAGATAATTCAAGAAATGAATGACGTAACCGACGAAATAAATTTTATAAAGGGAAGGATTAATGGCGGAAGTCGATGAAAGACCCAGTAATGGCGTGTGCGATTGCAGTTGTAAGTGCCATGATACTGGTATCGGTAAAACAGGTAGCACCACACGTATTCTGGGGAGTACTTATAACTCTATTGATTTATACGTGTCAACTCCTGCTAAAACAAAGTGGATTTTCGTGGAAGATGTGGAACAAGAAGTGAGTACTAACTTCCCAGATGGTTGGACTTATTGTGGACAAGACACAGATGAACAATGCTGAATTGACTGAGTGGAGAGAAAGCTTAAAATCTGATTTATCCGTCGTACGTAATGATGTCGAATGGATTAAGGAAAATCTTGGACGAATGGATGTGCGACAAGCTGACCTTACGAAGCAAGTATCGTGGCTTCGGGGGTTGGGTTCGGTTGTTGGCGTTATTCTTGGTAGTGTCCTTGCTCTGGTTAGTAGTGTAGTATTTGGGAAATGACTAGTCT